AAGCAGCATCTTGAGTAATGCGGCTCTGCGTTCAGGTGAATAGTACGGCATGACCAGTCTCTTTCCGCCCCCGATATGCTTTTGCAGGAAAAACCGGAGAGACGACAACTATCCTGACACCGGGGGCAGGTAAACCCCATTTCGCGAGCCAAGCGCACCCAACGTCGGGCGTACTCACAAGCCGCAGGCTCATTGTCCGGAGCCCATACGAGCGTTGGCAACTTCCCTCTTCGCAGTTCAACGAGCTTTTGCAGTGACGCCTCAGGGAAAGCGTTGGATGACATGGCGGCCACTGCAGCAATGTCGTTATGAACGAGTGCAATGGCGTCAAAGATTCCTTCGGTGATCCAGAGTTCTTTGACCTCAAGCAAGTCGATGCAGGGCGGACACCACCACACACCTTTATAGCTTTCGCCCGGTTTGAAGCGTGCTTTTTTCTTTCCGAAGCGATGCGGCTTATCAATCAGTCGTTCCCAGTAACCACCTTTTTCGAGGGCAAAGCGCACGGTGGCACTGCCGGCATTTGCTTCGGGAGAGAAGTAGCTGTCTTGTGAGTACCAACCCGAGATGATCTCAAGGCGAAAGCCGCGCCCGAACTCCAAATAGGCCCGTGCTGTGGCGTTTGGTTGATCATTCGTTACCGGTGCGCGCTTGCTCCAGTCTTCGAAGAGATCGTTGTAGATTTCCTTGACCGGCATGGTGTGCTTGCACTTTTCAGGGCGACCACAGATCACCATCCAGGGGGCGGAAAATCGCGTGAACAAGGTTTTCTGATTGCAGTTGGGGCAAGTGCCGCCACGCATGTAGTCGGTGCCACTGCGGTGTCTGAGGCCGTAGTCGGACTCAAGGCGCTGCAATACGTCGTGACGCAGATCGTCTCTCATGATTATTTCGCTGCTTGGAGGCTGAGTGTGAGGGCGCCGATCAGGTGTTTCTGAGCGGCCATCACAGGGCTATTGGCAAGGATCGATCCGTGGCGCAGGCCATCGGGAATCAAGCGGTACTGGTCTGCGTACCAAAGGTCGTTGAAGCTGAGACGGTATTGCTCGCGCAGACTGGCCAAGAGCGCTTTCGCCTGATCGGGCGTCAGTTTTGCGTTGATGTTCATGGCGTGTTCCATCGTCAAACCTCAATTTCGGACGCAGCTCACCCAAACCCACGACAGTGGGGCAGGCGGTTTATGGGTTGGGGATTACAGTGCGGTTACGCGGAAACGACTGTTATCCGGCGCGTTGAGAATGCGTTCGTAGATCAGGCTTACTGGGACTGCCCAGACGTTTCCTGTGGCGGGATCGATGATGACGGTGTGCGTCGACGTGCTGCTGACGATATCCAAACGCTGCCGATCGCAGACTGCTGACATGTCACTACAGGCTAAGTGCACCATTTTTTCAGCCATCGTCGTTAGGACGTCATAGTCGGCAACCAGGTGCTGTACTGCCCGGTCGAACAACTGCCGATTGTCACCCAGGTGCTCACATTGGTGGCGCTCCAGGAAAACAAGCGCAGCGCCTTTGAGCATGTCTTGATATCCCTTTACTGCAGGCAGATTGTTCATTGACCTTTCCCCGGTTTGGCTCGGTACAGATCGATGGCTGCCAGCACTTCAGCGTGTCGTGCGGCCATGTGGAGGTTGTGGGCGTTGAGGATAATTTCTGCTTCTTTCTCGTTAATAGACCCGTCTTCCAATGCCTGGGCAATCGCCTGGTCAACGCAACCACGCTTCGCTGAAACCTGAACCGAACGGGCATACAGTTCGACGTTATCCAGCGTTTCAGGGTCGGCGACCGATACAAACAACCCCCCATACATTTGCGCAACATAGTTTGGGAAATGAGAGGTGCCACTCTTTTGTTCAAGCGAGAAAACTTGGGCATCATTCAGCGGCCTGCAACCCGCGTTTTCATAGGCGTGGTTGTCGAATTTTTTAACTTTCATTCCCAGGTGCGCTGCAGCGCCTTCGCGTCCATTGGGGTAGCTGCGAATGATCTCGCTCATCATGTCCTTACGCGTCTTTAGAACCGGGCTTTTCATTTTCTACTGTTCCCTGTTGGTCAGTGCCGTTACTGTTCAATCACGCCGTCTTTGATGCCAAGTAATACGGCGGCGCGATGTGCCTCCCCACGGCGACAATGGCTCTGACCACTCAGCACCGCGTAAACGGTGCTAGGGTTCAATCCGTTCAATTCGGCAAAGTTCTTCGCGGTCTGGCCGCGCTTCTCTAAGGCTTCACGCGCTTGTTGCCGAGCTTGCTCGTTGGTGCTTGCGTTGGGCATAGTGCAGATCCGTGCAGTTTCATGTGGTGTGAGATGCACAATGATGCACTTCGGTGCATTTGTAAATATAAGAGATGAATAATTTTGCACCTTTCCGAAGAGATAGGCACCCGACTGCAAGAAGAGCGGAAGCGTTGTGGTTTGACGCAGAACGGGCTTGCTGACGCCCTTGGCATCGCCAAACGTACCCAAGCGAACTACGAGTCTGGTTCTAGTGACGCGACGGCGTCCTATCTGAGCAAAGTGGCGAGTGAGTTCGGTTTTGACGTCCCATACATCCTCAATGGCTTGCGCACTACTTTGGCTGAGCATGCGTTAAGCGATGTCGAAGACTGCTTGGTGAAGCAGTACAGAAGCATCACGCCATTTGATCAGGAAGCTATTCGTCGTTTCCTGCAAGCTATGGCCGACGACGCTGCCCGTAATCGGAATTAACTAGTAACAAAGCATGTGCGGCAATCGTCAGCCCTGTGCTCTCTACCCAGTTCCTGCCCGGATAATTGATCCAGCAATGCACTTATGGAGTAGGAAGCATGTTGGATCGCACGACAATTGAACGCGACCGCGTTGGAATGACCGAAATCGAATGGCCTGGCCTGACGAAAATTGAACACCGTCTGATCGAGCTCTACCGTCGTTTGGGTGAGCTGGACCAGCAACAAGTCCGCCGAGTCACTGAAATTCTGGTTACCAGCCCTAATGCGTCGGCGGTGGATAGCCCCAGTCGTTGTGTCTGAGATAGATCGTTCGAAGTAATCGATCGCCGACATTCTGAGTCGGCGGTTTGCGCCTTACGCCACCGCTTGTGATCCCAGCTGTTCAAACAGCTCTCTCTGTTTTGCCCTGGGCATATCCCTCAATCGATCAAACAACATCCTTTCGAACGACTGGGCCGATGGGCTCAGCGTGTGTGAAAACGTCAGGTTCGCGACCCACGTGTGTCCGCACTTTGCGTCCAGACACTGGCAGTACAACTTCGCAAAATCCATCGATAGCTCGTCTCGCGAAGCGATCCGGCCTTTGTGCCCGCATTTACATGTAACTCGCATTGTGTGTCCCTCCCCAGGGCAGCCAATCACTACTATTTTGCCACAATATGTAGTGCTTATCTCTTGCCTGCGCACTTCATGTAGTGGAATCAACTGTTACTTTCGGTTCTTTCCAGGTGAATCGCCTATCTTCGCGTAGCGAATCATTCAACTGGTTGAACAGCTGGCAGATGGGACGAATCTCGTTGCTGGTGTACACGCGATCGATCTTCTCGATATCGCCAAAGCCTGCGTTATTTTCCGGAATGATGCCCGCCAACGCGGGGTTCATCCGCCATGCTGCAATCACGTCGTTACGTGTGATGTTCTTGACCTTCTCCAGCTCGTCCTTGGCCTGGAAGTCACCCACCGGGATGATTTGAATCGCTTTCTCGGTACCGCCCGGGATGTTCACGAACAGCGATCGAAAGTTACCCACACCCTTGCTCGCACTGATCTGATCGCGCAGCGATACCTCGTCTTCCTCGGTCAGGTTCGGGTCGTTGGTGTAGAAGATGTAGCCTGCGTGTGCACCGTTGCTGTAGTAGCGCCGGCGAAAGAGGGTAGCGGCTTCATTGAGCAGCAGCGCCTGCAGGCCGCCCAGGTACTCGGGCACGCCGTAGATGTTTTGTTCCACGTCGTAGTTCATGACGTGCTCAACCTCGTCCTCGCTGAACTCCAGCTCCTTGCCGTCTTTCTGCAGCATCACAAACCCGCCACCCACTTTCACCCGCATGTTGATCGCCGGCAGGTGATCCATCTCCAACACCTGGCCGAAGGCATTTCGGTTACGGCGAAAATACGCTTCGCCGAACACCATGAAATCCAGCGCGGCACAACTCATGGTCTTGATCGAGCAGCCTTTGGACGATACGAACTCACGCAGCAACAGGTTGCGTTTGAAGCCCGGAATGGCGCCGTGGTGCGCGTTGGCGCGCAGCAGTTTGGCCAGGCCCTGGCGTGACACCGGCGGGGTGTAGGTTCGCCCGTCGTGGGTGGCGAACACGCCCAGGTAATGTCCGATGTTTTCGGATAGCACCTGTTCCGGCGCACCGAATGAAAAGGCCCGCATCGGACCGGTTGCCGGTGGTTGCTGCTGATTTTTTGCTGGTTTGCCCATGGGTGCTTGATCCGCTGAAGGTATAGCGGCTGCGCCGCTGTTTGTTGGTGTTGAGGGGTTCATGGGCGAGGGCGTGCATAATCGCCCAGGCAATGTCGGCGTGGCCGGAGGCGTCGGTGCGCGATGCGCTGTAGGTCACTTGACCGCCGCCGGTGGTGCCGCGCTTGATCGTCAGGAAAGCCTGAGCGATATCGTTCCAGCCGGCGTCCCACTCGATGCGGCTGCCTTGGATCGTGTCCTGCGCCTTGAGCACCAGGGTGTTTTTGGTCTCAAGGCTGTAGTGGATCGAGGTCGCACGTGGGTAGAAGTCGCGCACCAGGTCGAACACGCCGTAACCGATGCCGGTGGTGTCGATGCCGATGTGTTGCACGTTGAAGCGCTCGGTGAGTTTCTTGACCTGCTCGGCCTGGTACTTGAACGACTGCCCACGCCAGCTGTGCTTTTCCAGAATCCGGAACTTGCCGCCGTTCTCGAGCGGCGGGGCGATGACCACGCAACTGGCATCGTCGCGGGTGCGGCTCGGGTCGTAGCCGATCCAGACCGGGCTGTTGCCAAACGGACGCGGGTCGTCGGGGTCGTAGTCGGTCCACAACGACTGGTCGGAGTAGCAACGCTCCAGGTCGGCCAGGGAAAAGGCGCTCTGTGTGCTGTCGATGAACTTGCACATGAACAGCTGCTGAAATTTGTCTTCGTCGTACTCCAGCTGCAGCTGCTCGAGGTCGAACAGATCACAGCCGCCGGACATGGCGTCGAGGATTGTGATGACCTTGCGCCATTGCCCGTCCGGACACAGCGAACCCGCCGCCGCTTGCGCTTCACTGGGCCATGGATCCTTGGCGTTCTTGCGTTTGCTGTTGCGAAATTTCTCGCCGGTCCAGAACGGATAGGCCTGGTGCGACACGGCACTGGGCGTCGAAAAGTAGGTCTTGCGCCACTTCTTGTGCGTGGCCATGGCACTGGCGACGGTGTTCAGTTTTTCGAAGTCGCGGATCCAGAAATATTCGTCAACGTAGACGTGGCCATGGTGACCCTGTGCGGTGCTGCTGTTGGTGCTGAGAAAGCGCAGCTCGGCCCATGGCTTTCCGTCTTTGCTCAACACAATCGGGTTGCCGGTCAGCTCCAGGCCGAACCACTCCTGGGCGAACGACACGATGTAGCTACGGAAAATCTCGGACTGGGCGCGGCTGGCCGACAGGAAAATTTGGTTGTCGCCGGTCAGTACGGCGTCCATGAACGCTTCGCCGGCGAAGTAGTAGGTCAGGCCCACCTGACGGCTTTTGAGAATGTTGCGGATCCGACTCGTCAGGGGATTCTGTTTGGCAGCAAACAGTTCCTTTTGGTAGCCGTACATTTTGCTGATGAACTTGTCGAGAAAGTCGACTTCGGTCAGTTCGCCGACTTCGTTTTTGGCTTTCTTCTCGCGCTTCTTGCCGCCCTTGTCGTGGCGATCGCCTCGCTCTCGACGCTCGCTGCGTTGTCCTTCACGGCGCTGGCCATCGTCCGCCGGCGGATCACTGATCGGCGCCGATATCGGTTTTACGGATTGCTTCAATAGCCGATCGCGAATGGTCGTCAGCCGATCGAGTTCGTCCAGGTCGCCCTTGGTCAGCGACGTGGCTTTGTCCAGGAGGAGGGTGATCCTCCGTCCGACGGCGGTCAGCGGTTCTTCATCCGACAGCATGTCGTCCCACTCACCCTGGCGGATCCAGTAGTAAATGATCCGGATGTTGGGCAGGGACAATTGAGCCTGAATTTCACGCGGCTTGCAGCGGCGCAAATAAAGGCGTTTGGCGGCTTCTTTTAGTTCGGGGGCGTATTGCATGGCCGCAGTCTATGCGGCGAAAACGCTGGAAACGCGGGGTTAAAATCCGTGTTCGTCCTATATCTGCGAAATAGGACCAGAGCAAAAGTGAACCGTTTGTTTGGTCCTCTGCCGGTGCCTATCGTGGCGGCTCAAATCACCGATTGAGCGCAGTTATCGCCCATGCCCCGTTCCCTTGTTTCGTTCTGGAAACGTGTCGCCACCAGCGGCACCACCGCTGACGGTCGTGAAATCCTTCCCCAGGAACTGCGCGATATCGCTGAGACCTACAACCCAGCCAAATACACCGCCGTGATCTGGTGCGAGCACGATCGCTGGTTCGGTTCCCACGGGACCGTCTTTGCGGTGCGCCTGGTTGAAGACGCCGACGGCCTGGAGCCAGGTCAAGTCGCGCTGGAAGCGCAGCTCAAGCCCAACGACAAGCTGCTCTGCCTCAACGACCAGGGCGAAAAGCTGTTCACCAGTATCGAAATCACCCCGAACTTCGCGAGCAGCGGCAAAGCCTACCTGTCCGGCCTTGCCGTGACCGATTCGCCGGCCAGCCTCGGTACCCAGGAACTCTACTTTTCCCGCAAGACCGGCGAGCCCGTGCATTACGCCGCCTCTGTTCCTCTCGGCGTGTTGGGTGATGAGGAGCCCAAGGGCGAAATCGGCAAGTTGAACAGCCTGCTGACCCGCCTGTTCAGCCGCTTCGCCGTTGCAGACACGGCCACCGAAACGACCACTCCCACCGAGAGCAAACCCCCAATGGATGAAGCTACAGCCAAGGCGTTGAAGGCCTTGATCGAACAACTTGGCCTTGTCGTCACCGGCTTGGCCGCTGTGATCGAGCCCGTGACTGTTGAAGTCGTTGACCCGATTGTCGCCGAAGTCGATGACGTCGAAACCGCCGTTGACGCGATCGTCTCCCAGGCCGAAACGGATCGCGAATTCGCCAAACACGGCAGCGACAGCAAGCGTCTCGATCGCATCGAAGCGCTGCTGGAAAAAGCCTTCAACACCACCACCGGTTTGCCGCTGCCGAAAACCACCGGTTCCACCGACACTAAAAAGCGGGTGCTGTGACATGAGTCAGCAATCTTTGAGCAATCGTGCTCTGAAGCAATACGCCGCGCTACGTGAAGCGATCGCCGAGACCTACAGCGTCGACGTCTCTCGCCAGTTCAATGTCGAGCCGAGCATTGCGCAGGAACTGAACGACAAGATCACCGAGCGTGCGGATTTCCTCGAGCGCATCAACGTGGTGCCGGTGACCGAGATCAAGGGCGAAAAGGTCATGTTTGGTGTGAATGGTCCCGTGACCAGCCGCACCAATACAAAGACCACCGACCGCGAAGCCAAAGACGTTTCCGATCTGAACGGCCTGGGGTACGAACTGTTTCACACCGAGTCGGATGTCGGCCTGCCGTTCGCCAAGATCGACAGTTGGGCGAAGTTTCCGGACTTCGCCGATCGCTACTCGGCGGCTGTGCAGAAACAGATCGCCCTGGATCGCATCATGATCGGCTGGCACGGTTTGACCGCTGCCATCCAGACCAATCTGGCCACCAGCCCGATGCTGCAGGACGTGAACAAGGGCTGGCTGCAATTAGCCCGGGAACAGATTCCTGAGCAGGTGCTGCACGAAGGCAAAACAGCCGGGAAAATCACCCTCGGCACCGGCGGTGATTACGAAAACCTCGATGCCCTGGTGCATGACACCAAGCAGATGATCGACTCCGTATTCCGTGACGGCGGCGACCTGATCGCCATCGTCGGCAGTGACCTGTTGGCCAGTGACAAGGCCAAGCTGTATTCGAACCAGGCGGGCAAACCCACCGAGAAAGAACGCATTGAAAGCGCCCAGGTCATCGCGACCTATGGCGGTCTGCCGACCTTCACCGTGCCGCACTTCCCGGTTAACGCTGTGGTCGTCACCAGTTGGGACAACCTGTCGATCTACTTCCAGGACAGCAGCTGGCGCCGGCACCTGATCGAAAACCCAAAGCGCTCCCGCGTCGAGGATTACAACGGCCGCAACGAAGGCTACGTGATCGAGCAGCTGGAAAAATTCGCCGCTGCTGAAAACGTGGAGTTGATCTGATGAGCCTGGCACTGGCGCACAAACGCCGCATTCAGGCTGAAGGCCCAGCAGATGCCGGCGCCGGTGCCGCAGCGGTGGTGTATTCCGTTGCCACCGCGCTGGCCAGCCCAGCCAACGCCAAAAAACACCTGAAGCTGATGGAAGACGCATTGGCGCAGGACCTCGAGCGACTGAGCGCGATCGATAACCTCGGATTGCGCCAACAGCTCAAGCGTGACGAGCTGGTGCCCAAGTACCTGGACTACGTGCAGCGCTATCGCGATTCCGGATTGAGTTTCCCGAACCCGGTGGTGATGCAGGTCCTGGTGTGGCTGTTCGACACCGAGCAATTCGAAGCGGGCCTGGACCTGGCGAACTTCGCCATGGAGCAAGGCCAGCCGATGCCTGAGCGCTTCAAACGCAACGTGCAGACCTTTGTCGCCGATGCGGTGATCGAGTGGGCCGAGGCCGAGCAAAAAGCCGGTCGCAGTCCTGAGCCGTACGTGTCCGACCTGTTGCCGCGTGTCGATGATGAATGGCAGCTCACCGAACAGATTCCGGCCAAGTACCACAAGTTGCTGGGTATCCGTGCCCTGGATGACAAGGAGTGGGCCAAGGCCATCGCTCACTTTGAGCGCGCCACTGAGTTGCACGCCGGTGTCGGTGTAGGCACTCGCCTGGAAGGCGCTCGCAAGGCCTTGGCGAAACAACTGGCTGTGACAGCCGCCGAATAACCGACTACCCCCCCCGGCGAGAAACTGTGGATGTGAGCCAACCATTTATGGCCTGACCCACTGAAACAGTTTTCCCGCCCCTATTCGAGTGCCCCGCAATGAGCTTTTCCGGGAAACCCACGACCTTTGTGGAACAGGCGATCGAGAACGACGGCTTCTGGCCAGACCTCTCCGTGGCCGAGTTTCAGAAGGGTTACCGCCTGCCGGCGGAGTACCTGGTGGACATGCTGGCCGCTGAACTGACCACGGCAATGACCGAGGTCAATCGCGATCTGGCCAAGCGTAAAAGCGACTGGCAGAACGTGGGCATCACCACCGTGAAATCGGCTGACCCTATGGTGCTGCCGGAGCGCACATTTCAAGCAGCGACGTACAAGCGCGCCGTGTACTGCCGCGCCAAGGCCAGCTTGCTGACCCAGTTCGCGACCGTCACCCGCCGTGAAAGTGCAGAAAACACCGGCAAAGAACTGCCCGAGCGTGGCGAAGCCTTTTTGGAGTTCAGCCAGCAGGCCGTCCGCTCGCTGCAGGGCCGTGGCCGCATTACGGCGGCGTTGCTGTGATCAAACTCCGTGCCCTGACCACCTACCTGATCGAGCGCCGGCTTGTGGAGCCGGAACAGCTCGACAGCTGGACCGACCAGGTGAACCTGGAGCTGATCTGGAAACCGGACCTCGACGGCCTTCGCATGGGTGATATGCGCTACAGCGCCACGATCGCGCTCGAGCGTTTCGCCGATCACCCGGGACGCCTGATGGCGTTGGTGGGCAGTTGGCTTGAGGGCAACGACCAGGACCGCGACGATCTGCCGGCGGCGAAGTTCGACATCACCATGCTCGACAACGATCTGGCAGACGTCGACATCACCCTGGAATTCAACGAACCGCAATACCTGGCCGAGGATCCTGCCGGCGAGATCGAGGCGTTCGGCAAGACCTGGGCGTTTGTCCCATTCGACCTGTGGATCGCCGAACACGGTGAGGTAGGCAGTCGTGGGGCGTAGCACTTTCGAGCTCGATGCCCGGGGATATCTGGGTGTGCGCGAGCAATTGGCGCTGCTCAGTCTCCCACCACAGCTGCGCCGTCGCCTGCTGAACAACGTCACCAAGCGCGTGCGGACGATGAGCCGTAAGCGTGTGCGTGATCAGCAGAACCTGGACGGCTCGCCGTTCGAGGGGCGCAAGGGTTCTGGCAAAGGCAAAAAGAAGATGGAAGCCGGCTTGGCCAAGCTGATGCAGGTCACCCGCGTGAGTGCCGACGAAGCAGAACTGGGTTGGCGTAACGCCCTGACCAGTTGGGTCGCGGCGCAGCAACACAACGGCGCCAGCGAGCGTCGGACCGCCGCGCAAATGCGCAAATGGAACACCGTTCCCGTTGGCCTTGCCGCCACCGAAAAGCAGGCCAAGCGTCTGCGCCGGCTGGGCTTCAAGGTTCGCCAGCAAGGCAAAAAGGGTCTCACGCGCCCGTCCGTGGCGTGGATTCAAGAGCATGTGAACTACGCCAAAGCGGGCCTGCTGATCCGCATCTTGGATGACGAAAAAACCGAAAGCAACGGCGCGCAAAGCTGGGAAATCACCTTGCCCAAACGCCAGTTCATCGGCGTCAGCACCGAGCGGGACACCGCGTTGCTGATGAACCAGGTGCTCCAACAAATCCTTAATTCTCCCCGCTAACGAGGCACTGCATGGCACTTGGCAAAGTCAGCGTAAACAATCTCAATTTGGGCCAAGGCGCCGTGACTGAGATCGAGCGCTATTTCCTTTTCATCGGTACCGGCGCGAAGAGCATCGGCCAACTGATCCCGCTGAACAACGACAGTGACCTGGACAGCGCGCTGGGCATTCCGGCCAGCGACCTGAAAACCCAGATCACGGCTGCTCGACTGAATGGCGGCGATCGCTGGGCCTGTCTGGCCGCTCCCGTCGCGGCCGAGGGGGAGTGGTCCGAAGCGTTGGAAAACGCCCAGCAGCAAGGCTATTCGGTTGAGGGGGTAGTGATCACCAAACCGGTGACCACCGGCGCGCAACTGTCAGCCATGCATGACGCGGCGATCGCACTGAACAACACCTATGGCCGTCGGGCCTTCGTGATGGCCGCGAGTGCCGGCATCACCGTGCTGCAGACCTGGGATCAATACCTGGTCGAACAGCGGGCGATCACCAGCGGCCTGGCCGCGCCGCGTGTCCTGGTCGTCCCCCAGTTGCATGGCAATGACTTGGGCGTGCTGGCTGGCCGCTTGGCCAATGCTGCCGTGAGCGTGGCCGACAGCCCAATGCGCGTGGCGTCCGGTGCAGTGCTGGGCTTGGGCCCGGTGCCCGCTGACGTCGAAGGCGTACCGCTGCCATCGGCGATCCGTGCCGAGTTGGACAAGGCACGTTTCTCCGTGACGCAAACCTACCCGGATTACCCGGGCGTGTTTTGGGGCGACGGCAACATGCTCGATGCGCCGGCCAGTGACTTCCAGGTGATCGAGTACCTGCGTCTGGCCGACAAGGCTGCACGCCAGGTGCGGCCGCTGTTGATCCGCCGCGTGGGCGACCGTCGCCTTAACAACACCCCCAACAGTATGGCTGCCGCGATCAGCGCGTTCATGAAACCCCTGCGCCAGATGGCCAAGTCCGCGACGTTCGCCGGCCAGGTGTTCCCGGGTGAGATCGAGGCCCCCAAGGACGGTGACATCGTCCTGGTGTGGCACAGCAAAACCAAGGTCGAGGTTTACATCAAGTTCCGCCCGCTCAACTGCCCGAAAGACCTGACGGCCAACATCGCCCTCGACCTTTCCACCGACGATTCGGAGTAACCCCCTATGTCACGTATTGGCGGCAAGAACTTCGACGTGAACCTGGGCGATCTGCTGGTTCACGTTGAAAGCTGCACCCTGGATATCACGGACAACACCGCCGTGGCGCAGAGCGGCGGTGTGCCCAACGGGCACGTTGACGGCGACGTGTCGGGCAGCGGGGAAATGGAGTTCGACACCAGCAACTTCAACCTGCTGATCGAAGCTGCTCGCACGGCTGGCAGCTTTCGCGAGCTCGAGCCATTCGACTCTGTGTTCTTTGCCAAGGCCGGCGACGAGGAACTGCGGATTGAGGCGTTCGGTTGCAAGTTGAAGGTTTCGAGCCTGTTGAGCATCGATCCGAAAGGCGGCGAAAAATCCAAGCACAAGGTGCCGTTTGACGTCACCAGTCCGGACTTCATCCGCATCAACGGTGTGCCGTACCTGGCCGCCGCCGAGATCGAGGGGCTGCGCTGATGGGGGACTGGCTCGACAACGCCAAAGCGATCGAGGAGCTGGAGCGTGAGCGTTCAATCGCGGCCCAGCTCGCCAAACCGCGGCCATCGGGGCCGAGCCGGTCCCATTGCGATGACTGCGACAACGAGATTCCAGCTGCGCGCCAGGCGCTTGGCGGGATTTTGCGTTGCGTGCCATGCCAGTCAACTTTTGAAAAAGAGGCTCGCCGATGAGCACGAATCAGGCCGCTCAAGACACCGCCATCGTATTCCTCAAGGCATCACCGGCAATCGGCGTGGCCGCTACCGGTGTGACGGGTGCCATCGACTGGTCAGCGGTTGCCTACATGCTGACCGCGCTCTACATGGTGCTGCAGATCGTGCTGCTGGTCCCCAAGTACCGGCAGATGCTGCGCGACTGGAAGGGCAAGTTATGAACCTGCGCACCAAGATCGCCACCGGCGCCATTGCGCTGGCCAGCGCTTCCTTGCTCGGTTTTCTGGGCCAATGGGAAGGAGAGGGCCAGAACGTCGTCTATGCCGACCAGTTGGCCCGAGGACTGCCGACGGTGTGCAAAGGCATCACCCGTCACACCAGCCCTTATCCGGTCGTGATCGGTGACTACTGGTCCGACGCTCGCTGTGACCAGGTAGAGCAGCTGGTGATCGAGAACAACCAGCTGCAGCTGGCCGACTGCATCACCAATCAGCAAGTGGGGCAGAACACCTTCGACGCGCTGAGCAGTCACGCGCACAACTTTGGCGTGCCGACGACGTGCGTCAGTCGTGCGGTCGGCCTGATCAACGCCGGACGCATCGCGGACGGCTGTAAGGCGTTGGCCTGGGCCCCAGATGGCAAAACTCCGGTGTGGGTCTTTGTTACCGACGCTCAGGGCCGCAAACAGTTTGTTCGCGGACTGCATGCGCGGCGCCTGGCGGAAGCGAGCCTGTGCGCGCAATGACCATTCCGCCGTTGCGCCTCGTCCTTTTTCTGCTGCTGTCCGGGCTGCTGGTCTGGTTTGCAATTGACCAGGTGCGCGATCAGCTCGATAGCGCTGAGCGTGAGCGCGACAGCGCCCAGTCCGAAGTCGCAGGTCTGCGCGAAGCGGCCCGAATCAGCGGTGAGAAGTTGGCCTCACGCGATGCGATCGATCTTCAACGTACCCAGGAGCTGAGCCGTGCGCTCAATCAAAACGATGACCTGCGCCGCGCTGTTGACGATGGCCGTCAGCGGCTGCGCCTCGCCGCCACCTGCAGCACTGCAAAGCCCGCCCAACCCGGCGCCGGCCGCGTGGCTGATGCAGGCACCGCCGAACTCACAGCAGACGCTCGATCGGATTATTTCACCCTCAGAAATCAACTTGCCCTCAGTCGGCAAATGATCCTGGGCCTGCAGGACCATGTGCGCCGGATCTGCCTGCGCTGACCGTCACCCTTAAATCTAATGGAACAACGAGATGACCGAGAAACGCGATATCACCCTGGAAGTCGGCGACAAAGAATTCACCTTCTCCATGACCCCGCAGGACGTGACCAAGTACTTCAACGCGATGACCGCCAACAACAAGGTCTCGCCATCGCACAACCTGCTCAGCAACACCGTGGCAGCCGATCAACGCACCGAGCTGCGCACGCTGTTGGCCAACCCGGTGATGACGATGCAGATCTCCGGCGCGCTGCTCGAGGAGTACGCCCCGGACGTTGAAATCATCGTAAAAAAGCACTCGAGCACGCTGAGCGCCTGAGTGAAGACGGACTGGGTCAACTGATGACCTTGTCCCATCGCTGGCTGCCTGGCGCTGAGCCCACACCCGAGGTGATGGGCGCGGCCAAGTGGCTGGAGGACGAACACTGGAGACGCATGGAAATCGCCGTGGCTAACGGCATCGCTCATGCACTGAATGGATAAATACACATGGCTGACCGCGCTGCTCGCCTGGCCTTCATCTTGAGTCTGACCGACAAGGTCACCGCGCCCCTGGGCAAAGTGAAAATGGGGTTTTCCGACCTTGCCGAAAAGAGCGAAAAAAACATCAAGACGATGGGCCTGGGGCTGGGTGGCATGGTCGGTGCCGGTGTGGCCATGACCGAATCTTTGGCGCCGGCGCTCGAGATGAACCGCGCCCTGGGCGAGGTCCGTTCGCTGGGCGTGGCTGAGGATGCGTTGTCCGCGCTCAATCAGAAAGCGTTGGAGTTCTCGGTTACTTACGGCGAAAGCGCACGGGACTTTGTTGCCTCGGCGACCACCGTTGAGGGCGCTATCAAGGGGCTCACCGGCAACCAGTTGGCAGTGTTCACCAATGCTTCCGACGTGATGGCCAAGGCGACCCGGACTGACGCCGAAACGATGGGGCACTACGTGGGCACCATGTACAACCTGTTCAAGGGCCAAGCCGACGCCATGGGCAAGGGCGAATGGGTGGAAAAACTCGGCGGCCAAACGGCGCTGGCGGTGCAGCTGTTTCGCACCGACGGTGCGCAGTTGAAGGACGCCTTCAAGGAAGTCGGCTCGATCGCCACCACCGCCGGCGTGGACCTGGCCGAACAGTTCGCCGTAATCGGCTCGCTCAGCAGCACCATGGAAGGCGGGGACGCTGGCGGCATCTACAAATCATTCTTCGAAAACATCGGCGGCGCTTCGGAAAAGCTGGGGATGAAGTTCGTCGACCAGAACGGCAAGTTGCTGCCGATGCTCGACATCCTCGACAAGCTGGAAGGCAAGTTTGGCGACCTGAACAGTGCCAGCACTGGCACCCAGCTGATCGAAGCCTTCGGCGGGGAGGGCGCCCGCGTCATCACCGCATTGACCAAGGACACCGACCGCCTGCGCAACGGCATGGACCAACTGGGCAAAGTCCGAGGGTTGGAGAACGCCGAGAACATGGCCAAAGCCATGGTCGATCCGTGGCAACAGTTCGCCGCTGCCGTCGAGTCGCTGCGCATCGCCTTTGGCCAGGTGCTGATTCCGATCCTGGCGCCTCTCATGGATAAGCTGGTGGGCATCGGGAAAACCCTTAGCCGTTGGACGCAGATTTTTCCGAACATCACCCGCGTGATCGGCATTACCACGCTGACGATTTTGGGCATCGTGGCCAGCATGTCGTTGCTCACCCTCGTCGTCGGGATCGCCCGAACCACGTGGCTTGGGTTGGTCACGGTGTGGAAAGTGGTGCAGTTGCTCAACCTGCGCACCGCTGCCGGTTTCGTCCTGCAAAAGCTGGCCATCTTGGCCTATACCGCCGTGATCTATGGTCTGAGCGCCGGCCTGGCCGTTATTCGCGGCGCCATGCTGCTGTGGCAGGGCGCGATCTGGCTGGTCAACTTTGCCCTGACCGCCAACCCGATCGGCGTCGTGGTGATGGGGATCGCCGCCTTGGTCGCGCTGGTCATTGCCGCCGTCTACTACTGGGACGAATGGACTGCCGCGCTGCTCAACAGCGAAGCGTTCAAGTGGGTCGGTGAACAGTTCAAAACGCTGTCGGACTGGTTCGGCTCCATGGGCGGTTGGTCGAGCATGGCCAAGGGCGCGTGGGACAGCATCGTCAGCGTCTTTTACAAAGCCATCAACAGCCTGATCGAGATGATCAACAGTATCCCGGGCGTGAACATCGAAGCGCGTTTTGGCGGTATGCCGGAAGTGCCCGGTGTCGACGCGGCGATGAGCGCGGCCAACGCCGCCAGCACCGCGCAGAAAACCCACCAGACCATCAATGCGGCGATCCCCAGCCTTTCGCCGTCGCGGGCGTCCGCCGTGCCCCCGGGCGGGTTGCTGACCAGCATTCAGAACACCAGCAGCCAGAACAAGGGCACCCACGTTGAAAACGTGAACATCCACACCGCCAAGCCGCTGACCCCGCTGGAACTGGAAAACATGGTCGCGATGGGGGTAGGCGGATGAGTCTCTACATCGATCTGTTGATCACCGATAACGACCTGACCCTGGACCCCTCCAGCCAGCCGTTGCTGGTGGACGATCGGGCCAGCATTGCCCAGGACATCGGTCACATGATCCGCGAAAGCGGGCTGCTGGTGACGCAGGTCGCCGAGCGCGATCGCTTCCGTCAAGCCGACTGCATCCAGCAACTGGAACTGCTGGTGGAGGCGGACGTGCGTCTGGTACCCGGCACCGTGCGGATCCTTGAAGAAGGGAAGGGCCGGTACCTGGTCACCGCCAAAACCGTTGCATTCGGATCTGTCGAGGTAGTGCTGTGAGTGACGTAGATTTTAAACAGGCGTTGAGTGACGCCGGTATTCCGACGACCGAGGCCAAGCTGCGGGCTGCCTGGGAACTGGAAGTCGTCGCCCAGGGCAGCAAGTTGAGCAACACCAGCGCTTGGTCGCCGTTCTGGCGAGTGATCACCGCCCTGGTCACCAAGCCGGTCATGTGGCTGATCGATTTCATTGCCGGCACCGTGTTGCCGAACTTCTTCGTGAAGACCGCCACCGGTGCCTGGCTGGACATGCTGGCTTGGGCGGTGAACGTCACCCGCAAGCCGGCGACCAAGGCCGAAGGCTTGCTGCTGTTCACCCGCAGCGCGCTGGCCGGGCTGTTGGAAGTGCCGGCCGGCACTCGGGTGCAGTCGATCGCGATCAACGGCAACGTCTACGAGCTGGTGACGGTGGCAACAGCCAGCTTTGCCGACGGTGAATCGCAGATCCGGGTGTTGGCCCGGGCCAAGCAGGCCGGCAGCGGCTTCAATCTCGCACCAGGTTACTTTTCCATATTGCCGGAGCCGGTGCCCGGGGTGGTCCAGGTGGTGAACGCTGACGGTTGGCTGAGCCAACCCGGCGCCGACACGGAGCCCGATGACGAGCTGCGCCTGCGCGTGCGTAACCAGTTCTCGGCGGTCAACCAATGGCACACCGACGCCGTGTACCGCGCCATGATCGCCGTGTTCCCCGGTGTGCAGCCCGATGGCGTTTACTTTGAGCACAACGCGCCCCGGGGCCCCGGCAGTGCCAATGCGTTCGTGCTGTTCGAAGCCGATTCGCCGGCGGATACCTTCCTGGCTGAAATCAATCACTACATACGCGACCAGGGCAACCATGGCCACGGCGACGACCTGCTGGTGTTGGAGATGCCCGCCACGCTGCACAACGTGAGGTTGTCGGTCTGGCCCAAGGCTGAAGTGGGTGCCGAGCGCTGGCCAGCGCTGAAATCTGACATCGAGCTGTTCATCCGCGCCGCGTTCCGTGAGAGCACGGCCAGCGATTACCAACCGACGCTGACTCACCCCCAGTCGCGGTTTTCTTTCAGCCGTTTGGGCGAGGAACTGCACCAGCAATTCCCCGGCATCGACTCGCTGGACTTTGATAACGCAGACATCATTTCCAAGCTGACCATCCCGCGCCTGTCC